CTCCACCGGGGATTAGCAAGAGCGCATCGTTACCGATTGCACTTGACGAACCGTAGTCACGGGTGTACTTGATGCTGATTTTACCGACGCGACCCATGTGGTCTGCGAGGGACTCAACGACGTTTCCGTAAAGTTGTGTGTTCAACATTGCACTTCGCTTGTCAGCAGGTAGAACAAGAGCAAGGCCCTCGTCACCGCTTACACGGGCGTTTGCAAAGATAGCGTCCATTGCGGTTAGCAAGTCGGACTCTTCGTCAGCAGTTGCGCTACCGAATGTTGCGGTTGCGGCACCGGATTGACCTGCACCTGCGTAAACTGCGGACAAGACGTTGTTGTCAATCTTGTCTGCGCGAGCGCGGACAATTGCCATCTGCTGGCGGTCCATGTTCTCCCATGTCTCACCGCGTAGGCGTACTGAGTCAAGGAAGACACATCGGCCCTGACCCTTCTGCAAAGCGCATAGGTAGGACGAGGTTCCGACCTTGGTTGGGTCGACAACTGCGTTGTCGTCGATTGGGTACTCAAAAGTACCGTCAACACCAGTGTACCACTTGAAGGTCATCCAAGGCACAGTGCGAACACCGACCAAGTCTGTTGCGATAGCAATAGTAGTTGACTGAAGTTGGATAAAGTCACGGAGCGTCTGCTCTAGGACTGAATCTGCTTTACCGAATGGGCCTTCTGCGGCACCAACGCTCATAATTTGTTCAAGACTTTCATTTGACATATTTCTCACTTCCTATTATTCAATTGTTGCCCCTATCAGGATAGAGCGGCTCCCGCAGTATTGACAGGGATTAGAACACCTGCCGTGGTGCTTGTGTGGTCTGCGCCACCATCTCCGACGTAAACGCCGAGGACCTTGCTTGTGTGGTCGTTTGAGTCAATGCACTGTCCGCCGTCTCCGACGTACACGATTGTTCCCAAATCGTAAGTTTGTGATGCTTCGGACTGTACCCAAACCACGCCACCGAGTGGGTAGTAAGATACTGTGCCTCCGCTAACAAGTGCGTTGTCTTCACCGCGTTGTTGCTCGTCTGCGGTAACTGCGATAGCGACTTCGCCATCTGCACATAGGTCAAAAGTGTTGGTTGTTCCTTCAGCAATTAGAAGCAGACCTGCACCGGTAGCGGCACTACTGCCTGACTTCATTGCGCCATTTCGTGGGTTATCATATTGTGTCATTTAATCACTTCCTCATAGGTTTTCCTTTACTTCGTCGTAGGTTCCTGCTCGCATTCCCTCGTTGACCTCAAGGCCGGAAAGGGTTCGGTTCCAAGCAGATGCCCAAGCATTGTAAGCGCGAGCATAAAGGTTCTCGTCGCTTTCGAGTAGAGTTCCGTTCAAGTAGTTTGCGACAACAGCCTTTGGCTCTTCGCTTGCTACTGCGGTTTCTGTTGGCTCAGAGGTCGCTGGTACTGCGGCCTCAAAAGTTGGTCGTGAGGATTCCCAAGATGCAATCATGGTGTTTAGAGTTTCGCTACTGAATTCTTCGTGTCCCTTTAGGCCCATTTCTGAAGCCTTTCGGACAAGATTCATGCGGTCTTCTTCTGCGCGTGCGTCTTCAGCCGCCTTGAATTCGGCGATTGTTGCTTCTTGCAGAACCATTGATGCCTTGAGAGCCTCGATTTCAGCCACAAGGGCCTCGCTCTCATCATTGTTCATTTCAATTTCTGTTTCGTCGGACATTTCGTTCGCCTCCTTGCGGCAGTCAGCCTTAGCATCAGTCTGATACTTAAATGTTATTTCATCTTCACTAGACTGAACATTTTCTTCGGCCACTTCGATTTTTCGTACTCCTTCGATATTAGCACGCTTATATGCGGGCCTATACACGATTGCCAAGTGGTCGAATGTAAAATCAGAACCGAAAACTACACCGTCTTCGGATTCTGCGTCGGGTACGCCGTAGCCGCCGATGGACACGCCGAAGTCTCCACGGGTCCATAGGCCGGACTCAAGGGCGTCGAATAATTCAGACCGTACAACGTGCGCGATATATCGAACGTTCCAACCACCCTGTACTTCTTCGACCCATGCTTCCTTCACAGTACCAACGACTGCCTCTTCTACGCCACCATTCATATTACGCGCAAAGCCATGCCCTGTGGGTTTTGGGTGGTGTAGTGTTAAATCCGCACCAACCATTTGCTCAACAACGTTTTGTACACCTGCTCTTGAAATAGACCATTTGTTTTTGTTAAAGCCTTCGTGGAATGCGATACCACTAATTTCAATGATAGTTTTACCAGTGGATGCTTCAACAATGCTTCTTGCATCTTCAACATCTAATTCGATAGTAACCGATATAGCACGGCATTTACCGTCTCTAAATTCTTCACCGGGCGCACACGACGGTCTGTTTTCTTCAACGTATGCTTGGAATTCGTGACCTTTGTGTGCTTCCATACACTCCGCGCGTGAGTGACCCATAGCCTCACACCGGCTCATAAATTCGTCATGGGTTTCATTGCCTTTCGGTTGCGGCATTTCCTGACTGTAATAATCATCATGGTCCTTTTTGTGTTTTGCTTCCATGCAAGCACCGTGTTCGCTACACATTTCCTGACTTACGCAGTTAGCACAAACCTTGTAATCTGCTTCTGCCTTTTTCTTGATTGGGATGCAGTTTGGTACTTTACGACCATCCTTCATTTTCATCCCGTATTGTTCGTAGCCTTCTGTACAAGGGTCATCCTTGTCTTTGGCTTCTGCGTTTTGGTCACAACCGCAATCACCTGCTTCAACCTTCTTGCCGGGACGCCACTGACGGCAAGACCAATAACGTGCCTTCCACTTAGGGCCGGGTGAATCGCAGTTGTGTCGAGAGCGGAAATTTTTTCTGCGTTGTGGGTCATCGCGTTTGATTTCCATGTTAGGGTCGCCGAACCTAACAAGGACTACGTTTCCCTTTTCATTCTTAGTGTAAACACCGAATTTTTTTGGCCCACCCTTGGTTCTAAAGGGTTTGTTTAATGTGACTTTTTTGCCTTTGTACTCGGCGGCGCTGACAACGTCTTCCTCGCCCCAATCTTCATAGGCTACCGCTTCTCCGCTACACCCACAACCGCATGACATATCGTATTGCACCTTGCACGCGACTTATCAACGTTACTTTTCGTCCTTGAGGGCTACACGTTTCAAATCGTCTTCTGTCTTAGAAGTACGGCGCATGGCTTCTACACGCTCTTCTTGCTCCGCGTTCCATCGGTCAAAGAATCGGGAAATAGCCATGTAAGACGGACCTGAAAGAATACCAAGAACAGCAATGTAAGATTCAATGTCTTCACGGATAGAAGGGTCTATAAACGCTTGGTTAATGAGTTGGTAAGATAGGATAAAGAAAATGAAAACCATTGGCAACGACACAAGAGCAACGAAAATATCATTGAGTGTAATTCTCACATCCCACACGCCATTGTCTTGCATAATATCACCTGTAAATATACATTGGAAGGCTCGATAAGTTGTTGTAAACTTCTTCTGTCATAATATCGCATACCTGACCGTAAGTGTACACCGCCTCACCACCTTGTTTTACAACCTGTGCTTTTAACATATCGGGGTTTGTGTCATCCAAAGGGTTGGCAAGAGTAATCTT